AACCTATATCAACATAATCTGTTATAGATAAAAACTATTGGACAAAATCTATACTCTGCACTATAATAAGCTTATCAAATGAAAGAGAGGTAATAGATATGTTAGAAAAAAGAAAAATTAAGGCAATTAGAATTTGTTTAGGATTTACCGACGATTGTAGAATAAAATTAGAATCATCTAATAAAGAAAGAACCAAACAAATACGAAAAACAATATATATGTTTATCAATGAACATAAATTTGAATTATTTCCGAGTTGTATATTTATTACAGATGACAGAGAACGTGAACAAATGATTTTACAAGCAACAACTCAAGTAATGAATGGTAGGTGAAAATATTGAAAATATTAGAAAACGTCCGCAAAGAATGTAAACGCTTAGGAGTATTTGGAGATTATTGGAATCCATTTACTATGCCAATCCAATCGGAAGATATACGCATATTCATGGCATTATCCGAAAGACGTTTTGGAAAAACAACTAACTGTTTACTTCCAATGATTGTAGATTATTGGTTAAATGGTGTTAGAGGGCATTACATTAGAAACGAAAGTAGCGAAGTCACAAGGGCAGTTATTTCACACTTATTTGGAGTAATAAATAAAGAGGGATATATTGACCGCATAACAAATGGTAAATACAATTCCGTAGACTATATCCCAATGGCTCACGCTATGCACCTTTGTAAACGTGATGAAAACGGTACAATATTGGAACGTGATGAGAATATGTTTTGTTATGTTATGAGTTGCGATAAGTCAGAGACATATAAGTCTGGATATAATCCCCCGTCAGTAGGTATCATAATTTTTGACGAGTTTTGTATCACAACTCGCCAGAACCGATTTATCGAGTGGAACAATATCTTATCCACATTACTTACATATAATGACAAGGCTACCGTTTTAATGCTTGCCAATACAATTGATCCAACTAATTACTTTTTCTCTGAATATTGCATAGCAGATTACGTTCGAAATTTACAAGCAGGCGAACATATTGTATGCCAGTATTCAGATAAAAACGAAACTAAAATATATGTTGAATTTTTAAAATCAAAAGAAGTTAGTGACAGAAAGTCTAATGTGATTAAGAGATTTTTCGATATTCCGAACCCAAAACTGAACGCTATCACCGGTATAGGTTGGGACTTGAAACAATTCCCACATATCCCAAAGGGGGCATATAACCTTAAATATTCAGTTGAGTTTTATATTGAATGTCAAATGTATGGGAAATTCCGTATTGTAATAGGTTTATTCAATGATAAGGATATAGTCGCACTCGTCACACCGTCAACGAAAGACTTAGATAACGAACGCTATCATGTGTATAGTGATATCATTGATAAGGTATTGACATATAAGCACCATTTCATATATAATACCTATATGAAAGAAATGAATCTACTAATTGAGTTATTCAATGATGGAAAATGCCTATTTGCCACAAATGGCACTGGACATCTATTCAGTAAAATGATTTACGATAAGGCATATAATAAGCCTTTCGATATATAATTCCTAGCCCCCATGGGAAAAGGGGAGAAAGAAAGAAAATGCCAAACAATCCAACAAATTATCGTATTACTAATCCTATTGAATTGACAAAACAGGTAATAGCACAGACATTAGGAACAACGTACATGCAACAGGAGGGCAAGCTTGCTGCAATCAATGCGGGTGAGTTGATTGACGTAGGTAAAGATATTGAGGACGCAGTAGGTGTTGACGGTTTCACAAATGCTTGTGCCTTAATCATTGGTAAACAGGAATTTATTGCTTTTACCTATGAATCCGAGATTAAGTCATTGGTTCGTGAATCATGGGAGTGGGGTGCAATGCTTGAACGCGTCAAAATCCCTATGCAGGACATTATGGAAGATGACGTATTCAACCTTGTAGATGGCAAGGACTATTCATCTATTGAAAACACGTTCACACGTCCAACCGTATTGGCTAAGATTTTCAAAGAGGTAAAAGGTATTGCATGTAAGCTTTCTTATGAGGAAGAAAGAGTACGTGAGGCGATGACAGACTTAACCGCATTTACTCGGTTCACATCTGTTTTGCGTGAGAGTATCCGCCAGCAGATTAAAGCTATCATTGATACTTATTGTCATGTATTGGTATCAGGTGCTATTGCGGTATCTAACAATGCCACACATACATCTATTCATTTATTAGCAGAGGGAAAAGCAAATGGCTTATTAAAATCATCAGACACCGCCGAAAGTGCATTATTGAACGAGAAATTCAAGGCTTATGCTATGCAGAGAATTGCTACCGTTCGGGAGTTCTTGAAACGTCCATCAACCGCTTTTAATAATGGCAACCTTGCGATTGCAAGCGGTGACACAGAGCTAATTCTTTTGAACGAGTTTGAAAAATACTGTCGTTTTGGTGTATTAGCAAACACCTATAACCGTGACGAGTTGTCAATGGGAGATTATGACATTGTTTCTAATTGGCAAGGTATTCTTTCCACAGACGGTTCAAAGAAATTCGATTTTGCAACGACTTCAAGCGTTATGTTATCCGCCGACACAACGAACAAGCTAGGATTAGGTACAGAAGCGGTTACAGTAAATAACGTTATTGCTTTTGCATATGACCGCCGGGCATTGGGTATCTATAACGAAAAGGAAAAAGTAACGTCTAATTATATCGCTAGTGCCGATTTTTGGAATAACTTTTACAAAGTGAAACTGAATATGGCAATGGATAGTGACTATGGTATGGTCGCATTCATTCTCGACTAATAACCCGTTAACATGGGGTGAGGAAACTCACCCCTTATTTTATATAGAAAAGGAAATAATAATATGTATGGTTCAAAAATGCGAGATAGCATAAAAGCAAAATGTGAAAAGAATATTCAATTCTATTCAAATTTCACTAGGATTATGAATTTGATTTTAGGTACGTTTGAATACGACGGTTTGCCGAAAGATATAGAAAGTACAGATATTGAACGGTTTAACGTGATGTGCGGTTCATGTGTTATGGATACGGTAGATGAAAATAATTACATAGTCGATTTTCCGACTTATGCAGATATTACCTATTATCCATGGAAATATAAAAATGCCACTGTTACTAACCCCTTATATATGGGTAAGACTAAATTATTAGGCAAGGAAATTCCCGTGTGCTATAATAACGCTATGCACACTCCCGATTTTGACTTATTGCAAGTAGCCTCATTCTTTACAGAAATTGACACGTCACTCGATATCAATATTCTAAACTCACGGCTTACAAAAGTAATTCCGGTATCTGACGAGGACACAAAGAATACCGTAAAAGAAATGTTAAAACAGATATACAATGGTGTTAAGAATTTTTGCTTTGTGAAGAAACCGGCAGATTTAATCGAGTATAAGAATGGTAATAACCCGATTGAACCTATTGGTTTGACAGACCCAAAAGATGTGGAAAGACTTCACTACTTAAATGATACATACGACACCATTTTAAGAAGATTATGTAATAATCACGGTATAAAAATGCACACAGGTGGCAAAATGGCACAACTAACCACAGAAGAAATCGATGAGTACTCAGAGTTAGCAAAGGTTTACATAACGAATCAGTTAAAAGAACGCGAAAAGTTCTGTAAGCAGTGTAACGAAATTTTCGGATTGAATATGTCCGTCCATGTTGGGAAACCATGGGAAAAACTCATGAATGTTTCACGTGAAACATTAGACAAAGAAAGAGAGGTTGTAGAAAATGATATTGAGTGATTTTAGACAATATTGGGAAATAGATTTTAACCAACCGAACAATCACGGTAGAATATATGAATTACTTCGCACCTACTATCCAACGGTTGCTAGTATATCACCATTAGCAGATGAAATGAAAAGTTTTGAAAGTATGTATTTTTCGGTGAAATATCCAACTCTTAATGTAAAATATGACCGCATCGCTCAACATTTTGAGGGATTAGACATTTACAAAGATAAAAGCCAAATTCAAGTAAAAATGGATTCTATTGTAATGCCGATTGTTAAATATACATTCATTCAAAACTTTGAACGCTATGCACATTTAGCAATGCAAGCAGGACTTGTTTATAATACAAGCGGAAACCATGAGGACTATAAGTATAGTTCAATTCAAAACTATAATATTAAGTCAAATAAGTCAGTTAGCGAGGTTTATGGAAACCAAAAAGATAGTACCACTCATGGAGATGATATTCATACTCTATCTTTCGGGGAACGCTCAACCACTCAATCTAATAGTGATACTACCTCAACAGATAATACCATGAACAACGGGGCGACAAATACAAGCAATTATGAAACAAGCATGGAAAGTGAGACACCTAAGCTATCCTCAAAGGCAACGAGTGACGCAATTGTTAATACAACAAATAGCACCACAAGCGGTAGTAGTACTGTAAACGAAGTTGAAAAAGCACACGTAAACACAGATACGTCCAAATATGGTGACGTTGTAAACACAAAGGATAGTTATACAAACACGTTCAATGAGACATACGAAGAAATTGGGGATAAGTCAGTACGACCAACGGCAGAGGTAATTTTATCCGAGGTAAATATCGCAAATTATACGAGATTTTTAGATGCGGTTTATAGTGATTGTATTTTAGCATTGTGTGAAACTACTGTATGGTAAAGGAGTGATAATATGGAAGTTAGATTATATAAGTGTAGTGACGACCCACGAAAATGTGGGAAGTCACTTAGTACGGCAGAAACGAAAACAATAAACGCTAGGGGAGAAACAATAGTTGTCGAAAATCCATCTTTTCTAGTTGACTATGACGTTGACTTATTATTATACAATTATTGTTATATCCCGAAATTTAAAAGATATTATTTTGTTGAATGGCAAGGCGAAGTTGCACACCGTTTGAGATTCTCATGTAATGTTGACGTTTTGGAAAGTTTCAAAACGGAATTGAAAAAACGAACAATGTATATTTTAAGGCAAGAGAAATTATTCAATAAATGGTATCCCGATAACCTTGTTCCCGAAAGTACACAGATAAATTATTTCAATAAATCTTTCGATATGGTACAAGGTTTAGACAATAATTATTCTTATTATATAACAGTAAATGGGGGTGTTCACTAATGGCATATTCTTATAGCGGTACAATGTGGGGCAAAAGGGGTCAATCCCCATTTATTGATACTCAAAGGTTTGACTTTTCAAATACTTCTGGAATTTACTTTGTTGTAAATAGTAAAGAAGAAGTAGAGCAAAATGTAGGATATATTCATAGTGTTGATAAGTCAGCTATAACCGGTCATTTTTATCACGTACCAAATTCCGATTATCCCGATGATTGGCGAGACATGGGTGTGCGCAACTATCCCGACGGTGCTGAGTTTATTATGAGCGGTGGACTAGGAAATTACTGGCATAGTGATGACATTCCTATATTTTTAGTTACTGATTTACAAGGAATTGAAAATTATAAGAAAAATGGCGATACGTCAAACGCATTAAACCATGATGTATTGAACCGTGCAAATGTTATTACGAGGGTTTATGTTGACAACTCCACACCAGCAAACCTAAAAATCGTATTTGACGTTGACGAGCCGGAAGATAGCACGAAAGAACCGCCTGGAATGATATGGTTAAGACTTTGGAAAACGAACGACTATGCCGATATGCAAGGTGCAACCATGTTTAAACAACAGGGTTTTCAGTTTGGCGGAAATGTGTCATACACATGGAGTGCATTAGAGTTTATGGGCGGCGGTAAGGATTTAGCAATTGAGACTTCCACCCATGCCGACAACAGTGACAAAGTAATAGCTTACGTTGCGGATAATGGTACTTGTCAACCATTAGACACTCCAATTACAAACGCAAAAAATAGCATTGTGTGTATACGTGGTACCGGTGATGGCGACGACGGTTATAAAAAACCAACCGAGGATAGTGACGGTGCTGACGAAAACGCTAGTGCAAACGTATCAAATTTACTTACTACAACTTATAAGTTAAGTCAAGCACAATTGCAATCACTCGGGAATTTCTTATGGCAAGACAGTTTTATGAACAATATAAAATTATTAAATAATTCCCCAATCGAGAACCTTGTATCAGTTAAGGCATTACCCGTATCACTACCCGTTGGAAGTGAACAAGCACTTGTTCTAGGTAATGTGGATACTGGAATTAAGGCTACACCCGTTACAAATACCTATCTTAAATTTACTATGGGAACGAAGAAAGTACCACATTTTGAAAATAACTTCAGTGATTATAATAACGTGACTTGTGATGTGTACTTGCCTTGTATTGGAACAATAGCAGATATCGACCCTAGGGAAGTAATAGGACAAACGCTAACGCTCAAATATTGCTTTGACGTTGTAACGGGTGACGTATTAGCGGAGCTATTTAATAACAAAGGCGGTGCATTGAATCTCATGGGAATATACAAGGGTAATATCGGTATAGATATCCCACTAACCGCAAGCAATCGAGCACAAGTTGAAGCCGGATATATAAGCGACTTTATAAGTGCGGTTGGTTCGGCTGCAACAAAGAATATCACCGGAGTTGCAGAAGCCGGTTTGTCAGCTATCACACGGCAAAACACAACAAAATCTAGCGGTTCGGTTAGTGGGTGTACCGCTCAAGGTTTACCAATCAAACCATACTTGCATATTTCCTCTCCGGTTGTACCCGACTACTCTGACACGTTTGTCCATACATACGGGCGACCTTGTCTACTTAGTAAAAAGTTAAGTAAATTAAAAGGGTATACGCAAGTGGATAAGAATTGTGACTTGTCTGGAATACCATGCACACAGAAAGAAAAAGAAATTTTACGTAATATTATATCAAGTGGATTTTATCTATAGTTAAAAAGGGCGGTACATTATGTACCGTCCTTATATATTGTCAAATTATCATATAACTCGCTAATCTTTTTCGTTGAATTCTCAATTATGATTCCGTCAGCATACTCTGTTAAATGTCCATTGATAGTATCATATGTTATCGGATATGAAACATATTTGCTAATTGTTCCGCCACACTCAACGAACGTGAACCCATCTGTAAGTTTGTCTATCGCCCCGAGTTCCGTTGCGTTTGTTGTTTTTCTATCATGCCCGACTTTTGATACTCCGGCTATTGTAACGTGTAATTTGTCTTTATCATCTACAAAAGCGTAACATTTACTATGCAAGGTTCGGAATTGACGTATATTGTCTTTTTCATCTTCGAACGTGTCAAAATATGACAAATCGCCTTTTCGGTTTATGATATGAATGTCTTGCTTTTTGTTCCGTTCAATCTGATAATTATTGTGTTTGTTTATCAATTCTATATCTTTTCCACTTTCGTCAGCTATCCAAAATATAGAATCTGTGTCACAATAAAGAAACTTGTCATATCCAATTTTTTCGATTAAATTTATCAATTCATGCCTACAATGTGCGGTAACATATATGCCTATCTGATATGGCATGAAGGAATTATAATTATCATAGTATTCATTCAACTGTTTACTACCATCTTTTTCGTTTGGTTGTGTTTTTTCAAATTTTCCTTCTTTAAAATTATAAACTATAATATCCCTTATAATAGCGGTAACACTCATACCATATATTGCGTTTAAGTGGTTTTTTGATTTCATATAATCAACGCTATCCTTTGACAGTTTTTCTTTCTTTTTAAAAAAGTCAATAATGCACTCCTTTAATGGTTCGGGAAATGAACCACGTACCGCAATGTACATATCTATTACTTTTATTGTACCGAAATCATATTGACGTTGTAAGACGTCTAAGTCCAACTCAGTAACACACATTATACCATATCCACTCATGGAAAGTATTCTACCGTTATCCTGAAGGCATTTACCTTTTGCCCCGACTACTTTTGAAAATTGCAAATAAGGACAAGTAATACTATCCGATTTTAGTTTAACATTTTCAATAAATATTTTCATGATACAACATTTAGTAGTTAATACATCATTGAAAAATGAAATGTCTTTTACTCCGTCACTATCTAAGTGATAATAATGTATGAATTTTGTCACGGGGAAATATTCAAGCATTTGTGTAGAGGGATAGAATGATTTCTTATCAAAATGCCTTATATTGCCCTTAACGGTTGTACCAACTATAAACCTATTAGCATGGGTAATTCCGCCCGCAAAAGCACTGTGGCATATTTGGTATTGATTGTAAGTTAACCTCATAGAATTAAACCATTTACGATATCCTTTGTCACGCTTGCAAGCGTTCCGACACTCACGACGGACATATCCGGTTGACGTTAGGGGTATAGATGTAATAGTATCATCATATAATTCCATTTGTAATTTAATGCAATCATATAATGATAATAGGTCGTATTTTTGATAAACACTAACCGACCGTTTTAGCTTATCATTTTGGTATCGTACTATTGAATAGTCAACTGTTCCGGATTTCTTCTTATGTGGGGTGTCTAAATAATTACACCAATTCTCTAACGACCTATTGGCAAGCAAATAACTATCCCTAAATTCAAATCCATCTATACGACACGTCAACACCTTTTGACTGTCAATAGCGAAAATTTCCGGTTCACCAAACTGAAATAAAAATCTTATTATATGTCGTAAGTCGTACCATAAGTTGTGAACGTAAATTATCATTCTTTTATCCTCAAATATATCACTATCAGGTGATATTGGCTTACGTCCTAGGTCATATTTTTTCGTATAATATTTTAATAATGCAACAAAGTCTGACGGTGTCCTACGTTGTACATATTGCTCATTAAAATAGAACCCCCATACATATATCCACGATATCTCGTCAACATGAGAAGTTTCAGTGTCAAATACCGCATAATCGTTTAGATATGATATTTCCGATTTTTTAGACTTTTTAACAAATGACAATTCGTGCATATTATAACCCCAGTTTCTTTTTTATTTCAGCCGCCTCACGTTTCAGTGAAACTAGCGTTTTAATTTCCTCACTGTTTAACATTTCAACCAACGTGCCTATTTTTTCATGAGGAACAGATTTTAAAATGTCTAATGTATCTACGCTCCCAAAGTCCTTTTTAAGGGATTGGAAGTCGCTATTTTCAAACAATTCTCTCCACTCTTCCCTAGTAATATTTAAGTCGGGGTGGTTGCGTGAAAATGTGGTATAAGCTTTGCTTTCTGATTGTAAGTTTTTTGCTAATGTTGAACTTTCGTATGACTTATACCTTTGTATAATCTTAGCATACTCTTTTATTTCTTCCGTTGAAAATGATTTTAATTTGCTGAAAGGTTTCAACCGTCCATTTTCTGTTTTGAATTTCATGGGAACTTTTTCTTGAATGTATTTGTATGCAATCTTTCCAGTGAAATTCTCACGCTCTAAATATGTTAGTTGTTGATTTACAAATGATACATTGTTCTTTATGTATTGTTCCGCTGATACTTGTTTCTTTGCCATATTATACCTCTTTTCTAATGTTTCACGTGAAACATTGATTGCATATTCTCCCATTCAGCCATAAAATGGGTAATCTCAATAAATCTCCAATCTCTTCTTACATCTTTTGGTATTTTTGTTATACGTGATGAGTATATATCAAGTAATTCTTCGTCAGTTAAGTCATAAATACTTCCTATTCCATTCATAATATCACTCCTTTTATAAGTATAGGGTGGTATATACCACCCTATCTATTAAATAATTTTAATTCCGCTTTACGCCTTTTCACAAGTCCTGGCAATGTCTTTCCGTTTGCCTTAACATACTTTAACATGGCACTTCTTATCTGTGAACGTGTCCTTGTTCCATATGCGGTTAGTTGGTCGATATTGCCAATATTATAGGCAAAAGAAACCAATGCGGAAAATTCATTATCTGTCCATTCATAGATATAATTATATGATTGGACGTGTCGCTCAAAACGTGCTAAGTCTTTTTTCAAAAGGCTTATGGCTTTCTTTTTAGATATTGTTTGGTTTGGTTTTACATCTTTTCCCGTATGCCCATATCCAATAGTGAGAACCCCAGCAGGACATATGTAAGAAGTAAGCCTACAACCCTCATATTTCTTAATGAGATTAAGCCCACTTTTATTTATTTTTCTCATATTCCTCTATATCCTCCAATCTATGGTTGATTACTTTTATTTGTTCCTCAACAACTGGAAGTCGCTCGGCGAAATTGTTATGCTTGTCTACTTTCTTTTCCAATTGTTCGACACGGTAAGATATTAGCCGAAATCCACCGAAAGAACCAATAATAGAACCAATACAGCCACATACTGCAATAATGATATTAGCTTGTATTTCATTCACTCTTATTCCCCTTTCCGTCAGCGAACCCCTCACCTACAATGTACGCTACCATTGTGCCACCTGCCATTATTAGTGAGTATATACGCTCGGGGGAGTTATCCCCCGATGTAATAAACACAATAAGCATAGTGACAAAGTTAGCAATGGCCACCCATAATTTACGACTTGTAAGCTTTTTCTTCACTACTCTTCCACCTCATTTTCAAAGAAATTAGCGGAATAACCTACTTTTGTTTTCGTTGTTTTTCCGTTCTTTACTTCATAATCATATGTGTATGTTGCAAGATACAGCGTTCCGCTCTGTAATGCGTCCACAAAGTCTTCATCATTAAGATACTCTTCAATGACTGTTTTTGACAAATGACTAGGAAGATACACACCGACTAGCTCGCCCTTGTGTTCTACCATTACCGATACGGAATGTCCAAACCCATAGTCCTTATTCACCCACAGATACTCGACTTTGTATTCTCCATCAATGTCTAAGTCATTTAACTTGATATTCTCAAATGTCAGTGTGTCAAAATCAGGCTTCTTTGTGTTGTCATCAAACTTCTTTCCAAAAAATTTTCTCATATTATTTTTCCTCACTTTCTGTTTTTACTAAGTTTAAAATGTGGCTGTCTTCAATCTCACAAGTGATATTCTCACTTGATAATGGAACAATGGCTAAAATATTATCAATGCCATTCTTTTCCATTTCCTCTGACACCTTATCAGACATCATCTTTTTCGTTGGTCGTTCTGTGAATACGTGGTGTTTAAATTCACTAATTGGGGCGGTTGCACCGGATGGAATATAAACCGCATTCACGGTTGACCGCCATAACTTCAACTTCATATATTATCTTTCTCCCCTTATCCCTGGGGGCTAGGAATTTTTAACTAATTTACGATAAAGACATAAGTCTTTCTATACATTCAATAAGTGTAACAACGTCCATATTATCATTATTGAAATCATCTAAAATCATTGATTTACGTTGTGTATATGTTTTGTTCTTAAAACTCATTAAATTGTCTACATATCCGTTTACATCTGTTATCATTTCTGTTACCTCTCTTTCATTTGATAAGCTTATTATAGTGCAGAGTATAGATTTTGTCCAATAGTTTTTATCTATAACAGATTATGTTGATATAGGTT